GGAAACGCGCAAGAAATGGTTCCAGGAAAGCCAATCCCTGACTGAACGCCCGCGCCGTGCTTCCGAGCAGGACCGCGATTACCGCGATCATAAGCAATGGACAGCCTACGAACTTGCAACTTTGAGAAAACGCGGCCAGCCGCCAATTGTAATTAACCGCATTGCCCGCAAGGTCGATACCATCATGGGTATTGCTGAGCGCAGTTCAGCCGATCCCAAAGGCTATCCACGCACTCCGAACGACGAGGACTCGGCTGAGGTCTGCACTGATACACTGCGTTTTGTCTGCGATCAAAACCGTTATCCCCGCATTAAATCAATGATGTTGGAGAATATCATTGTGGAAGGCACCGGCGGGGCTGAGGTCATCGTTGAGGATAAGAATGGCGAGGCGGAAGTCATTATCAACCGCATTCGCTGGGAAGAAATCTTTGCCGATCCATTTGCGCGCGAGAATGATTTCAGTGATGGACGTTACCGCGGAACGGCAAAATGGATGGATATTGCCGATGTAGGTTCACTCTGGGGACCGGACGCCGAAAAAGTGGCCGAAAGCGCACTTGGCGGTTCAAGTATGGTTGATGGTTCATTCGAGGACCGGCCTAAATCCATGTCGGCCATGACCGACCGCCGCGCAAGGCGGGTTGTTGTCGTTGATATGTATTGCAAATATGGCGGAGAATGGCATAGGTATATATTCTGCTCAGGCGGCGATCTTCTTCCCGGCGGGCTTTCTCCATACAAGGATGAATATGGCAAGCCTACATGCCCAATTGAACTCGCATCGCTCTATGTTGACCGTGAGAACGGGCGCTATGGCCTGGTTCGCGGAATGCTGGGGCCGCAGGATGAAATAAATTACCGCCGTTCAAAGCTTCTACATCTGACTTCGACGCGGCAGACCTATTCGACAAAAATGTCGGGCGTTGATGTTGACAAGACCAAACGCGAAATGTCACGGCCCGACGGCCATGTGGAAATATTGGCGGGAGAGTTCGGCAAAGATTTCGGCGTCATTCCGACCGGCGACATGGCAACCGGGCAGGCCGAATTGCTGGCTGAGGCCAAGAATGAAATCGAAATGCTCGGGCCTAACAATTCCTTGCAAGGCAGGGGTTCGGATACCCAAAGCGGCAAGGCATGGCTTGCCCAGCAACAGGCGGGCCTGGCCGAGCTTGCAATCCTCTATTCGGTTGCAAATGATCTGGACTTGCGGATCTATAAACAGACATGGATGCGGGTGCGGCAATTCTGGACCAAGCAGCGCTTTGTGCGTGTCACTGATAATGAGAATGCTTTCAGATTTTTGAGCGTCAATGAACCGGTTGTGGACGAAATGGGAAATCCCGTCATAGACCCGCAGACGGGCCAGCCCGCAATGAAAAACCGTCCCGCTGAAATGAATGTCGATATTATCGTCGATACTTCGCCCGACTATATCAACTCCCAGCAGGAACAGCTTGAAATGCTCACCAAGCTGCACGAGCAGGGAATGCCTATTCCGTTCGAGGCTATTATTCAGGTTTCAAGCATTCGCAATAAAAAGCAACTGCTCGATATCATGGCGAAAGCCGCACAAAGCCAGCAGCCGCAGCCTGATCCGGTGAAGGTTGCGGAAGTCCAGCAGAATGAAAAGAAAATCATGGTGAGTGCGGGCGCTGCGGAAGCCAAGGCGCGCCTTGATGATGCCAATGCGCAGAAGGTCGAGCTTGAAAATGCGATACTTGTAGGCACAAATATCATGGGCGAGAAAATGCCGGGGCAGGAAATGCCTGTCCCGCAAGCCGCGCCACAGCCGCAAGTGAAGCAAGGCAACATGGCTTTGCATATTCATGGCGTACCGATCCCGCAACCCGCGCCAAACCGCATGGCCCCGCCACAGGGCCAATGATCAAAGGAGATTGTCATGGAAGATAAATTGAAAATGCCCAAGGGTTTCGGAAATATCGAGGCAAAACCGGCAACCGTTGAGCTAAAGCCTGCGCGTCCGGTGATGCACGCGCAGCCAAAGGAAGTTGCGCCCGGAATAGTTTTTATAGCGCATAGGAAGATTTATCACGCCGAATTCAAGGCGGGTGGGAGAATGCTCAACGTCGGAAATTTCGATACGCTAGAAGCAGCCCAGGCGGCGCTTAGCCGCGAGAAGGCTACTTATAATCTGTAATTTGCCCCGTTAACGGGCTTTGGCATGTTCCCTGCCTTAATGGGGGCTTTGGCGATGTAGCACCGCCTTAATCGTGCTGCTTTGGGTGATTCCCACATAATCAAGGACGCCATTATGACCAACGAAAAATTGAGTTTTCTCGATGACAAACCGGCTGACAAAACAGAAGTCAAGGAAGAAGCGAAAGCAACGCCCGAAGCGAAAGTTGAAACGCAGCCCGTCATCACCGAAGTAATTCCTGCTGTTGTGGAACCGGTGGCAGAGCCGAAAGGCGACGGCCATACAGTTCCATTACCAAAATATCTCGACACCTATAACGAAAACCGCGAACTGAAAAAGCGCATCGGCGAATTCGAGGCGAAGTCAAGGGAAAAGGCACCATTGCCAGACCCAATGACCGACCCGGAAGGCTACGCGCAATATCAGACGCAGGCCGTTGAGGAACGGATATTCAATCAAAAGCTCGACATGTCCGAAGAAATGGCAATCGACCGCCATGGCAAGGACGCCGTTGATGTGGCATTCGAGGCGATGAAAGCCAAGAATGACCAATTTGCCTATCAGCAGGTAATGAGTTCGCGGCATCCCTTCGATGCCCTGGTCAAATGGCATAAACGCGAAAAGCTGCTTTCCGATATTGGCGACAAGCCTGACGAATATGTCATGCGCCGTTATCAGGAACTAACCGCAGCGCAAGCCGCCGCAGCGGGCCAAGCGCCCATTGTACAAACCCAAACAGCAACGCCAGTCATTCCCGCAGCCTCACTTACCCGCGCTCCCGCAGGCAAAAAACCTTCGGAAGTAGCGATAGGCGCAGGCAACGCATTTGATGCGACGTTCGCCCGATAAAGGATAACGGCCATGGCCGAAACTACCCTCTTAACCGCCTCGGAAAAACAAGTCTGGATTTCCGACTACTTCAAGGAATATGTCCGCGCCTCCGGCTTCAAACCATATATGAGTGCGGACCCCGAAAGCATTATCAACGTCAAGTACGAACTCCAGAACGAGTCCGGCAAGACGATTAATATCCCGCTCATCACGCGTTTGAAAAATAACGGTGTGACGGGCTCCGGTATCTTGCAGGGCAACGAGGAGCAGTTGGGCAATTTCAATTGCGCTATCTCGGTTGACTGGCGTCGTAACGCCGTCGTCGTGCCAAAATCAACATCCTTCAGAACGGAAATTGATTTACTCGGCGCGGCACGGACCATGCTGAAAGTCTGGGAATCTGAAAAGCTCCGTGACGATATCATCAGCGCCATGCTCTCGGTTGAGCTTGGTGTTGCATGGTCGGGTTCCAACGCAACCGCGCGCAATCTCTGGCTGACTTCAAATTCAGACAGAACATTGTTCGGCGCTGCAATTGCTAATGCCGTTTCCGGCGTCATGGTGACAGCACTTGCCACACTGGACACGACCGCTGACAAGCTGACTACTACTCTCGGCTCGTTTATCAAGCGTATAGCAAAGGTGGCTGATCCGCATATCCGCCCATTTAAGACGGATGGCGGGCGCGAATTCTTTGTTATGTTCTGCGGTTCACGCGCCTTCCGTGATCTAAAGCTTGACACCGTCATGATTAACGCAAACCGCGATGCCCGCGCCCGTGAGGGCAGGGGCATGGATGAGAATCCTCTCTTCCAGGATGGCGATCTGCAATATGATGGCGTCATTTACCGCGAAGTCCCGGAAATTGATGCCTATTGCACGGCGCAGGGCGGCCTTGACGGGGCGGGTTCCTCAACCGATGCACGGCCATGTTTCCTTTGCGGGGCGCAAGCCCTTGCAGTTGCTTGGGGACAGGAACCGACACCGCGAACCGACCGGCTCAATGATTATGAGTTCCGGCCCGGCGTGGCAATTGAAGAACTGCTTGGCGTCCGCAAGCTGTTTTATGCCGATGGCGCGGCAGGCGTTATCAAGCAACATGGCATGGCAACACTTTGGGTTGCAGCCGCAGCTGACGCATAACAATCGGGGCGGGGTAATTCCCGCCCTTTCCCCATTCATCTCAGCCGATTACATCGGCTCTAATTGAAGGATTTTCAAAATGGCTACAACTTTCCATAGCAGCGCTGGCGCGCCCACTACAGCGCCCCGCGATGCAGGCGAACTTATTACGGTATATGCCGAGTTGGCATTAACCGTGGCACCCGTCATCAATGATGTTTATGAAATGATTAACGTGCCTGCTGGCGCAAGGATCATTAGCTGGACGCTCGGCGCTGACGATATCGATACGGCTACGGGCGTCACTCTCAGCCTTGGCGATGGCGCGTCTACGGCACGTTATGTCTCGGCGTCAACTCTCGCCCAGACAGGTGCGGCCCCGGTCAATGCCCTGCTTAAAACGGGATATGGCTTTGTTTATACCACGGCGGATACAATCGACATTCTTTGCGCCGCTGCCCCTACCACATTTGCAGCGGGTTCAATTCGCTGTTCGGTCAGTTATATTTCATCATAATCAAAATGGGCGGGCCTCAATGTCCGTCCATTAAATTAAAGGATATTTCCCATGGCCACGACTTTCACTAACCCCGCAATTGTGGGCGCTCCCACCATAGTTCCCCGCGATGCCGGGGAAATGATAGAGGTTTATGCCGAGCTTGCGCTTACTGTAGCGCCGGTAATCAATGATGTTTACCAGATGATCAAGGTTCCGTTGGGGGCGCGCATCATCGGCTGGACTTTGGGATCGGACGATATTGATTCCAATGGCACGCCCTTGATTACCTTGAGCTTGGGCGATGGCGGCTCGACCGCTCGCTATGTTTCCGCCTCTACTCTTGCACAAACAGGGGCGGCCCCGGTGAACGCTCTTCTAAAAACCGGCTATGGTTTTGTCTATACGGTAGACGACACGATAGATATTCTCTGTGCTGCGGCACCTGCTACTTTTGCGGCCGGTACAATCCGCTGTTCGGTGAAATACATCATCTAAGCGGGGTTCCCAATGGCTACCGAAGAAGATTTAGCCTCGCAAGTCTTGGCCGAATTGCATCTGCTTGATGCCAATGACACGCCAAGTGCGGAGGATCAGTTGGCAATCATTACGCGCTATCACCAGCGTCTTCTGCAACTGGCCGATGACGATTATGCCGATTGGATGGCAGCAGCATCGACCAGCGATGACGGCATTCCCGATGTCGCCATGCCGGGTCTTATCCGGGTGATGGCATGGGAATGCGCCGCCATGTTCCAGATTTCCAAAATAAGGCTTGTCGATCCCGACGGCCTGACTTGGGAAAATAAGGGGCTTGCACTCTTGCGCCGCTATATGCGCAAGAAGCCCAGCTATGAGCCGGTACGCGCGGATTATTTCTAATGGCCTCACGCCCGGTTCCCATTCCTTTCGCAATTCAGAGCAACCCGGCGGAATTCCGCGAGCAGGGCGATGAACGCATGATCAATGCCTATGCCTCGTTTCAGGGCAGCGGCAAGAATGCCTCGATAACCCTTCGCATGTCTCCGGGGCTTACGGCATTTTCAACCGGGACAAGCGATATTGCATTGCGGGGTTCAATAGTTTCAGGCGATTTTATTTATGCGGTATTCGAAACCGGGGTTTACAAGATCGACAGCGCGGGCACCCGAACCCATATCGGAGCGATTTCCGGAACCGGCACGGTTTA